TTTGAGGCAACCGACCCACCGGGAGACACTGTTGCTCACTTGTTCGCTTATCAGACCACCAATGTCACTGCCACCGAGATTGTAACGGCGGGGGTACCTGTAGAAATGGTAACTGGCCCACTGACAATAGGCAGCCAGAGCCTCATCCAAATAGTTAGCACCACGCTACCCAGAGCCCAATACCTAGGCAGCAGACCACGCCGCCTGAGGATCGACGTAAATGCAACTCTAACGGCCGGTAACGGGCAAGAATTAACCCTCTCTATATACAAAAGTGTGGGCGGTGTGGGGGCTTACACGCTTGTAGGTGGCAGCGCGGTAATAGCCGAAACAACGGGAACGGGTATAGTTACAAACCTACGCACGTCCATAATCAATGAGGCTAGAATAAATGACATCTACACGGTTTACATTGCTAACATTGACGGCGTAACAGATGCAGTAGATTTGCGAGTGCAGCTAACCATAAGTGAGATATGACAACGGCGAAGAGCAACATATTTCAGGTATCGCTTAGCAGAAGCGGGCGCATATCCAAAAAGCAGCGCACCCCTATTCAAAAGGTAGGGCAATGGCAGGTAAAGCAATACTTTGAAGACAATGACTACCCGGGCCTGCTGATTGACCTTTATGCCGCTAGCCCCACGCACGGGGGGATCATTGACAAAAAGGTGATGTACACCCGGGGCAGCAAGCTAAAGGCAGTGGCGAAAGACCCTAGCCAACAGGCCGAGGTAGACAACTACAGCAGCGGAGTGGGCAATGATCTGGGTATACATGAGTGCTTTACGCGGTTGGCAATGGATAGATACCTGTACGGCGGGTATGCGCTACTAGTATACACTGATAGCACCGGCCAGCTGGCCGGATTCAAACATGTTGACTTTAGCCTATTGCGCCGCGCTAGTTACGATAATGAGGCAAAAGAAACGGTGCACGGCTACGTGTACAGCCCAGACTGGCGGGACGAGGCACTAACCAAAAAGGAGGCGGTATGGATAGCCCCCTTTGACCCGGATGGGCAGTACGAGCCTGAGGCCAAGTACTTAGTGTACCGAATGCGCTACGCACCCGGAAAGCATTATTACCCAACCCCCGATTACCACAGTGCCATTTTAAGCATCGAAACGGAGGCGGAGCTGATAAATTTTAAGCACAAAAGCACCATAAACAGCTTCAATCCCGGCGGCTTTTTGACTATTGTGGGCCGAATGGATGAGGCCGAACGCGAAAGAACCCGGAAGTCTTTCGAGGAATTCCAGAACGGCACTGACAATACGGGTAAACTATTCGTGCAAATTGTCGACAACGAGAGCGAAGGCGTTCAGTTTGTACCTTTTACGAATAGCCCGGCGGATAAAAACGTAAGTGCGTATCAGGATCAGGCAAGGCAGGAAATTGTAAGCGCGCACCAGCTGCCAAGCCTCACCCTAATAGGTCTGCCGGGGGGGCCAAGCCTGAGCGGGGATGCCAGCACGATCAGCACCTCTATGTCCACGTTTTTTGAAACAGTTATTAAGCCTGTAAGGGGTGAGTTGCTGGACGATCTGGTTTGGCTGTACAGCCTGCTGGGCTGGGATGTAACCTTTAGCGTGGACGAGCTGGTAATAACTGAAACTGGGCAAGTAGATACCGCTACAATTAACCAGGATGGCGGCACAAACGAAGAGCAGATAAACCAATTAGCGATACAGCAATGGCAGCAATAACCGATACGTTGCTCATAACCTCCGAAGAAGTTCAGCAACTGGTTCCTGGGGCACGCGACCTGGTGCGCACACTGGCTATGGAGCCAGCCATACATACCGCACAACGCGCGTTTTTACGCGTGGTGCTAGGTAGATACCTGTATGAAGAGATCGTGGATCAGGCGGCCTCTAATAGCCTAACAACGGACAATCAGGAACTGGTGGATAGGGCAAAAGTAATGTTAGCATATACCACGTTGCAAAAAGACCTGCCGTTTAGGGCTAACCAGATACGCGATACGGGCGTAGTGGCATTAACCACGGGCGGGGTAACTAGGGAGCTATCCGGCTATAAGACCGTACTGGATGCAATCGGGGCAAACATAGATACTGAGCGGGCTATTTTTGAAGACTGGCTGGCAGACAACAGCAACCGTTATCCATTATGGCACCATACCAACTACTGGCAGTTAATGTATGACGATTGCCGGCTGGAACGCTGGCATGGCAGGCCCGAAAGAGGCACCGGCAACGTCCGTTTCTTTAGCGTTGGCGGGCGTGCTACCACTGGGCAACGCGCCGATCCAACTTCGAGAGGCTACTGGCGGCGACACTGGAATACCTATTAGGCTAAAATGGGCTATTGAGCGGCTTCGACTCATAGTAAAACTCAGGCATGTTCTGCCTAAGACTAGCCATCTCGGATATGCGCTGGTACTCAGGCTCCCAACGCATGCGTAAATCTTGTTTAGAGGTTACCTCCCCGTTACGTTGCTTAGCAACGGATAGGCATACCACCCCCTCTGTGCTGGTGCCGTCCTCAAATTCGTGCAGGCCGTGCAAATCAGGGCGGTAAAGCATCCAAATGTTGTCTGCATCCTGCTCTATATCCCCAGATTCTTTTAGGTGATGCGGCTCCGGTCGTATATTATTCCCCCGCACATCCCGGCTAACCTGCGCCAGAGCAACGATTGGCAACTTTAGCTCCTTCGCCAATATCTTTAGTTTGCGGCTAACGTTACCTACCGCCACCCGCCTATCGTTAGATGGCTCGGCTATCAGCTGAAGGTAGTCAACTATCAGCACCTGCAAGCCATGTTTGCGCTTGTGCGCACGCACGCGCTGACATAAGCGGGTAATGTCCATAGGTGCCGCGTCGTCCAGCAATAGCGGCCAGCTGAAGATAGTAGCCCGCGCTGCATCCAACGCCTGCCAATCGGAGTCGGCCATCGCTTGCCCGCGAATAGAGCCCATGCGTATGCTGCCTACATTGGCCAACACACGCATTAGGATAGCCTCGCTAGCCATTTCCGCGCTGGCAAAGTAGACCGATATCCCCCGCTTCAGCAACCCTACGGCAAGGCTTAGCGCAAATGCCGTTTTGCCGTGCCCTGGGCGTGCGCCCACAACCGTAAGCTCCCCCGCAAATAAGCCATTGGTTATGCGCTGAAGGCTGTACAGGTCAATCGGTATACCGGCCTCCTTGCCTGAGGCAATGCGCTGCACCACGTCCACCGCGCTGTTTAGCTGATCGGCCAGGTTCATCTGGCTATTACGTGTAGCTACCTGTAGCAAGTCGTTTATCTTCGCGTGCATCCCCATCAACAAGTGAATGGGGTCGTACCTATCCTGATAGGAGACTACCGCTGAACACATACGCGTGGTCTCCCTGCCTATCCACTGCTGGGCAAGTATGTAAGCGTGGTGCTCAAGGTTCGCGCTACTAGCTATAACGCTCGTCGATTTGGCGATAACATAAGGGCCACCGGCGGCTGCCAAGTTGCCGTTTTTGCGCAGCTGATCCATAACCGTTAGCTTATCAATAGGCACAAGCTCGTCGTTTAGTTCAGCCATTGCCCGCCAAACGTGCTGGTACTTGGCCTCACTAAACATATCGGCTGTAACCACGCCGCTAATGCGAGAAAAGGCAGTTCCTTCGAGTAGGCATGCACCAATAACGCACGCCTCAGCACTTGGCTCCTCTGGCAGATTGACTATCGGTAATTGTTTTTGACTATCCATGGCCGGCAAAGGTATGCAAGTGTGCGCAATTTCGCAAAGTAGAGAACCTTAACATCCTTTTGTTTTTTTTAAACGCTTAACGCATGTATTTTTTTTGTGCTTTTAGCGTGCTTTTTTAGCACAACAGGTGGTAAATCTTTTTTTTTAAGAACTTAACAAAAAGACAGCCCTCTTGCTATAAGTAACATCTATCTTTATTCTTTCTCTTTACCACCTGTTATCCTTATCTGTATTACTTATAAGTAAAAATAAACAAAAAGAAAGCTTACAAAACAAGTTTTTCGTCGAACAAAAACGCGCGTTCGTCGAAAAAATACAGGAAGAAACGGGGTTCGCAAATAGACGCGCTGTGCCGTGCGATCTGTTGTATGGGTAGGCACATATGCCAGCAGGGTAGGCATTGCGCGATACGCGCTACGTGAGGGGCAAATACGGCGCACTGTGCTTAGGCGCGTAGGTAGACATTATTATTTTTACGGGAATTGCGTAATTCCGCAAACCTCCCTATCTTTGTACTATGAAACAAAAAGAGGTAAATAAGATCATTAGGCTACATAAGATGTGGCTGGAAAAAGAGCATGGTGGAAAACGCGCAGACCTGCGGTGGGCGAAGCTGCAAGGCGCAAATCTGTATGGCGCAAACCTGGAAGGGGCAGACCTGGAAAGCTCAGACATGCAAGGGGCAGCCTTGCGGTGGGCGAAGCTGCAAGGCGCAAATCTGTATGGCGCAAACCTGGAAGGGGCAGACCTGCAAGGGGCGAAGCTGCAAGGCGCAAACCTGTATGGCGCAAACCTGCAAGGCGCAAATCTGTATGGGGCAGACCTGCAAGGCGCAAATCTGCGGTGGGCGAAGCTGCAAGGCGCAAACCTGTATGGCGCAAATCTGTATGGGGCATTCCTGCAAGGGGCGAAGCTGCAAGGCGCAAACCTGTATGGCGCAGACCTGCAAGGGGCAGACCTGGAAGGGGCGAAGCTGCAAGGCGCAAACCTGTATGGCGCAAACCTGCAAGGCGCAAATCTGCGGTGGGCAAACCTGCAAGGCGCAAACCTGTATGGGGCATACCTGGAAAGCTTAGCCCTGCAATGGGCAGACCTGGAAAGCTCAAACCTGCAAGAGGCAGACCTGCGGTGGGCAAACCTAAGCCCAGAGCAGCGTGAGGTAGCTGAAAAAGGCGGCGCAATTCTGCAAAAAAAATGAACCGCCCCTTGCGTAATTCCGCAAACCTCCCTATCTTTGTACTATCACTTTAATCAAAGACAATGTACACGCCCCGCCACCTGATGCGCTTCTTGCCAGGCAAGACAGTGCACGAGCCTTACACCGGAGAGGTCTGCACAATAGTGCAGGTTAAGCCCCACGTAAATTTACTAGGCGACGATTGCTTTTTTGTTGCCTTTAGCAACGGGCAGTTTGCCTACCCATATAGCCTAACATCGCTAGCCCGGGATGCCTTTGGCTTGTACAAAGAAAGTAAAAAAGGGAATCTGCCATGGTAAAGCCCTTCACCATTGCCGCCCGGGTAGCCCCCGCGCTACTTGAGCGGGCGGCGCAGATTGACGCTGCCAAGCGTAAGGCTCAAATCCGAACGGATTTCTGCCTGGCAGATAAGGTGCAGCATATGCTGGAACTGATTTCAGACCAGCACGAAAGCCAGCAATCTCCCGGCATGATTGCCATTCGGCTCATTTGGCTTATGCAGGGGCTACCTACGGCGTACTTGCATGCTATGCTGGATGAGCTAATAGCCGCCTGCTGCCATGCTTTTGCAGGCGAAGTAACGCGGGGCTACGCAATCTTTGATGAACAATAGAAACTCAACTTAATCATTAAAAAAATGAGAACAAGATCCACAGACGCGCTGCCGGTGAGCAGCACCATCGTACTAATTTACGGCCAGCCTGGCATAGGCAAAACCAGTTTGGCAATTACAGCGGCAACCCCAATCCTGATTGATGCGGACAACGGCCAAGGCCGCGCTGCATTCCGGGTGGACGCGGAAACCCAGCCCACTTGGCAGAGTGTAGCCGCCCTGCTATCCGACCGGGATGAAATGTCGATGTACAATACAGTAGTCATTGACACTGTAGGTAGGCTGGCGGAGCTAGCGATGGAATACATTGCGGCAAAGTATCCGCGGATGTACAATAGTGAAACCTACAAGCCCTCTCAAGAGGGTTATGGAATGCTAAAAGGGCTAATGGGCGGGGTGCTGCGTAGCCTGCGCGATATGGGCAAAGATGTTGTACTGATTGCCCACGAAAATGACGATGATGAGTGCCGCGAGCCCAAGATAACCGGCAGCACCGCCGCACTGGTGAAAGAGATAGCCGACCTGATTGGCTATTACAGTCTGGTCGATGGCCGGCGCGTTGTTGACTTTCGCCCGTCGAGTTCACACTGGGGCAAGGATAGTGCGGGCCTGGGGGCAATGGAGATAGCACCCATAACCGCCAGCAGCACCACGATGGCTGATATGATAGCCGCGTATAAGGCCCACCAAGCCAAGGTTAGCGCGGCAAGCGCGGAGGTGATGGAAGCCATCGAGCGGTACAAGGAAGCCATAGCCAGCGCGGATAGTCTGAACGCGCTAAAAGCAGTTTACGATGCAATAAGAAAAGAGGGCGTGGCGGTGGAAGCCCAGCTTCGACATTTAGTTACGAAACGAAAAGAGGTATTAGCAAAAGAAGCGGAGGTACAAAATGGCTAATCTTTGGTTACGCGTAACCCAGCTGGATACCTTCGTAAATTGGACGTCGGGCTTGGACACAGTTGGCATCTTAGACAAGCTAACTAGCTACACCCCGCCTACCTACGCAATGCAATACGGCACGGCGGTTGGCGAAATGGTAGAGCGCGGGCTATTTGATTGGCCTGAAGGGGAGCCTTATCTTATACAGGGGCGAACAAAGGTAGTGGTGGACACTGCTATTTTGCGGGCCTTTGGCGAGCTATACCGCGGCGGCTTGTGGGCGGCTGCAGCCTTTGAAGTTCCGGGCTTATACAAGCTAGCCAGCGGGGCGCATACATTGACCCTTACCGGCACCGCGGATGCTATATCTGGGCTTACACTATACGAGCATAAGACTACCCATAAAACCCCTGATTATACCGACAGTCTACAATGGCAGGTATACCTCGAGATGTTTCAGCTACCTGTTGTAGCCTACTACATTGCGGAGGTAACCGAGACTGCGCGAAAGTTCAAGGAGATGCACCAGCAGACATTTTGGCGCACGCCTGAGAGCACCGCTAATGTGGAACTAGCCTGTCGTATGTTTATTGACTGGGTAACGCGAAATAAATTCGAGGGGTATTTTACTACTCCATCAAAAAAGTACTTAAGTTTAACAACGGATGGGTCTTTGTTTGATTAAGTGAGGCCGGGGGGGGAATAAAATCCCCTTCGGTTTTTTTATTTCAAAAACAATGCGTAATTTAGCACCATGGATTTAGCAGAAAAGATACGCAAGCTCAAGGCTCAGTACAGCTGGCGCGAAATGAGCGAGGTGCTGCACCTAAGGCACCCGCACTTGCTGCGTGCGGTGGCCAAAGGCGGCAACAAAAGTGCCACGCTGATTGAAGCTATATACAACGCCGCTGGCAGCGACATAGAGAGTGAAGCCGCAAACAAGCTTGAGCAGCTTATGAATGAGCGGGCGGTCAAACGTAAAAAGATTAGGTTATGAAGCGGCGCGAAGAAACTCTCCAGATAGCACTAGTCAAGTGGTTTGCTACTGCACACCCTGACAAGGTCATGTTTAGCATCCCTAATGAGCGCAAAGCAACACCCCGCGAAGGCTGGCGAATGAAACAGATGGGGCTAACCCCGGGTGTAGCCGACCTGTTTTTGATGCACGGGAACCACCTGTACCACGGGATGTTTATCGAAATGAAGTCGCCAAGCGGAATGATGCAGCCTACCCAAATGCAGTTTGGAGAAAAAGCTGAGGTAGCCGGCTATCGATACGAGGTGTATTACAACCTAAACGATGCAGTTATGGGTATAACTAATTACCTAAGCATAAAAAAACCAAAATGACAATTCGCGAATTAATACTTGCCTGCTGGTTTAGCCTAGCTATATCAATCTTCGTGCCAATCGTATGGGTGCGGATGTACATCCATTTGGATAAGTGGCTGCACCGCTACCGATTGTGGCACATTCGGCCTATTGCGTGCCCAAAGTGCATGAGCTTTTGGCTAGCACTTGCCATCGGGCTAGCTGCTCTGCCCTGGTATATTGCGCTTGTATCCGCGTTTTTTGCCTACCTTGTGGGTAAAAGTTACTTTAACTGGTGCGAAGAAAATGACAACTGCTATTGACCGAATCAAAGTGGCAATCCTTGCTTATGATGATAGCCGCATGGGTAGCCTTCGCGAAAAGCGGGCGGCTGTAGACCTGATATGCGAGGTATACAGAGAGGCTACAGGGCTAGACTGTGACCCAGTTACCTGCTACAACTGCGCCAACGGCGTACGTAAGTACGTGCGCGAACTGGAATTGCTTATGCTGCACGCTTATGAGCACTCAAACGTCGAGACAATTGAACCCCTAACCACCGAAACCGATGGAGGCGAACCAACCGAAACCGAAACGCGACTATCCCGCGCTCGAAAAAAACAAGTTTAAGCCGGGGCAAAGTGGTAACCCTAATGGCAAGCCAAAAGGGGCCGGCAAAAAAGACTTGGATCCATTGCGTAATCAAATACGCGAGTTTCTATCCGAGACATTCCCGCAAATAGCAACTAAATTTGCGGAGCTGGACAACGCAAAAGATATGATATACTGCTGGACTAAGCTAGCTGATTACGTAATGCCTAAGTTACGAACTATCGAGCTAGAAACGGATGGGGAGGCATTGCCATATATTCCGCTTACTATCGTGCGGCCTGAAGACATTAAACGCCGTGGATAGGTGGACGCAAAAGAGCGGCATATTCTGGCACCTTACGTGCCATTATTTGAGCCGCACGGCAAGCGATATGTAATTATGCGCGGTGGGGCAGGTGCAGGCAAAACCTACCACATGTATCTGCGCATCCTGCTGGACATAGTTACATACCCTGACTACCGATGGCTTTGCATTCGCAAAACCCGCACCAGCATACCCCGCACTATATGGCAAGGCCTAACGGAGCTCATCCGCAAACTAGGACTATCCAAATACTTTGTCTTTCGAAGCCAAGAGCTAACCATTGAGTATACCCCTAACGGAAACTTTATCTGGTTTAGCGGGATAGACGACCCAGACAAGCTCAAAGGGATCGAGAATGTTGTCTCTGTATGGATGGAAGAGGCTGATCAGTGTACGGCAGATGACCTGTACGAACTATCCCGCCGCCTTCGCCCTGAAAGCGATTACCATAGCCAGATTGTACTCACCTTTAACCCGGTTAACGTCAATAACTGGGTATACAAAGAATTTTTTGAAACTAATGCGCGTGCTGATAGCTCGCTGTATTTACATACAACGTACCGAGACAACCCCTACCTGCCCGCCGCCAACGTAACGGAGCTGGAGGTAATGCGCGAAATAGCCCCGTACCATTACCAAGTATACGCGCTTGGGGAGTGGGGTAGCCTCGACGGCCTGATTTACCAGCCTTGGCAGCAGGTGGCTGAACTACCCACTAACCCCGCTCGCTGCTGGTACGGGCTGGACTTTGGCCACAATGTGCCTAGCGCATTGGTTAAAGTAGTTGAAGCGGACGGCCTGTACTATATGCAAGAGGTGCTGTACCGCACTGAGATGACTACGCACGACATAATAGCCGCGCTCAAAGACCTGGGGGTGGCCCGGAACGAACCGATCTACTGTGATGCAGCGGAGCCCGATAGGATAGCGGACATATACCGCGCGGGCTACAACGCACAACGGGCGCGTAAGGATGTGGGGGCTGGCATAAACTATGTGCAAGGGCTGCACGGCAATCTACGTAGCTGGCAGGGTAACGTGAACTTACACAAAGAACATAGTACGTACGCTTGGCGCAAAGATCGAAACGGGCAACCTTTAGACGCGCCGGAAAAGGTTAATGACCACGCGCTGGACGCTATGCGCTACGCACTGTACACGCACCTGTACAAGGGGGGGGACGGCAAGCGCACAACCTTTGTGGCGGGGAGGTAATTATTTACGTGCGGGTCTTGCTTATTTGAAATAGCCTTGCTAAATTTGGCACATGAAGTATTACGAACTATACGAGGTGCTTGACGGCGGGATCGACCTAAGGTGCCGCGAAGCAGTAGGGATGCCCAAGATTGTTTTGGCTAGGGGTACCCGCGAAGTTGCGATAATCGGAACTAATAACCGCGCTATCGCGGAATGGGTGCTTGAATTTGTCTCCGGCGTGCTAAATCCAGAGCTGTACGATATATTTAAGGAGTACGATATATTTAAGGAGTACGATATATTTAAGGTGTACGGAATGCAGCTTTATTCAGCGGCTGCCATACAAAGCGATATGGCAGACAACGGCTGGGGATACGAGCCAGAAGAAGAAGAGGGGCCGGACGCGATAGACCGTGCCTGCGACGCGTACCACGCGTGGAAAGATGATAGCATGCTAAGATAAGTCATGAAGTACTACGAGATATATAAAGAGGACAAGGTCCGATTTCGTGAAGTTAAGGAGCCCACTTCACTTTTTTTTCGGGACGGGCAAGGCATTCAGATAGGCACCAATGATCCGGATGTGGCAGAGTGGGTACTTAAGCGGCAGATAATGCTAGGCTTGTTATTTGGCCGTGTTATTATTGACCGTGCTATTAATGATATAATTGATGATATGGCACGCCTAAAGTGGAGAATACCGCCGAAATTACTAACGAGATACAATAGCGCACAGAGCACTGACCAAGATGAGTAAAACACTAACCATAAAACAGTACATCGATATGTGGGGGCACCTAAGGTGCTCCCCATTCGACCGCGCTACCCCGGGTATGATCAAGATGGGTCTTGCCGCCGCACTTACCGGAAAGATGCCCGCTACGGTGGCAGACTTGGCAGAGTACCTGCCCCTGCTGGCTGAGTACGATACGGCCGTGCCAAACACGTACACGCCGGTACACCACCGTCTACTAACCGCCGC